GGCCCGCTCGATGAAGGCAGCACACGAGTGGCTGAAATTAAATATGCAGAGGCCTTGCAGATGGTGCGACAGGCCTATTCGACCCTCTTGGCTGTTGGCGTGAGCAAGGAGCAGGCACGCGGCATTCTGCCGACGTGCCACTACACCAGCTTTGTCTGGACCTGCAGCCTCCAGGCCCTCCTGCATTTCCTGAGCTTGCGTCAGCCTTCCGACGCACAATGGGAAATCCGTGCCTATGCCGACGTTCTTGCCGAGCTAGCCGAGCCTATCGTTAGCGAAGCTTTCGCAGCCTTCAAAGCCAATGATTCCTCCTTCTAAAAATCAACACGACCCGAGAAAAAGGCTGCACCCAGTCTTGAAACGTCCGTTCAGAAAGGGGGATATCAGGAGCGATGGCTTTATTTTTAATACATATGCCAAGACGAAACTAAGGCCAGATGGCTTCTATAAAGAAAGCTGGCTGTCTCCAGATGCTTTTTATAGAGCAAAAGAATGCAGCAAAAAAGCAGTCAAGACTTGCTACCAACGGCAAATTACAAAAAGAAGGAAGATGATAGATGAAATTAAACTTGCCCAAGGATGCTGCATTTGCGGCTACAAATTGCACGCCGTTGCTCTTGACTTCGATCACCTAGATCCGAGTGAAAAAGACTTCACTATTGGCACCAAATATACTCACAAGCCTTGGCAGTCAATTCTTGATGAAATAGAAAAATGTAGGATTTTATGTGCCAATTGCCACCGAGTGGAAACACTCAAACAACGAAACCTTGAAAAGAACTGACAATGGCAAACCCTGTCAACAGCCCCGAGCACTATTCATTTGGTGGCATCGAAGCAATTGAAGGCGTTGAAGCTTCAATGTCCAAGGAAGCTTTTCATGGCTGGCTAAAAGGAAATGTTCTTACTTATGTTTGGCGTTACGAGCGGAAGAACGGATTAGAAGATCTGCAAAAGGCCCGATGGAACCTTGACCGCCTCATTCAATCCATTGAAGCAGAATCAATCAAGGATTCAGTTAGTGCGCTTGGCGAATCCACTCGATTTGACTATTGCCTCAAAACAAATCATGACAATTGAACACGCGCCCAACATTGACGCCGATTGGCAATCTCAATGGCGCACGCAACGCTACGAACGCCTCCTGGACACCATCTCGGAGTATCTCTGTGACGATGGTAAGGACAGCGGTGCTAAGGCATTTCTCGATGACCTTGTAAAAGGCTTGAAGGAAACTCGCGATTGGCCAGAGCGTCAGATCAGAGAAATAGACGTGACGCTGGAGGCCATCAAAAATGTCTCCTGATGACGCCGAGGTGCGCTTCTACGTGGATTTCCACGACCAAGAGGTGTACGAGATTTCCTATCCCTCGCTTGGCTTAAAAAGTTGCGTATCCTCCGCACACCTTGTCGAAGAACGCAAAATCCAATTGCTACGACTAAGCAACAGCCCAGCCAACGTCTCCCAAATCGGCTAAAGAAAAAGGGCCACGAAATGGCCCTTTTCTTATGCGACGCATTATTTCCTTCTGCACCACCCGCTTCTCAGCCAGGAAGCGCCAATATTCATCACTGTCAGTGTGGGCATCGATGAAGCTGTTGGCATAGGTCCATGCCATCAGCACTTCCTCTCGCTGCTGCGACCACTGATCAGTGGGTCGCCACCATTCAAACACCGGCAGATCAGTCTTCGCCAAGTTGCACCGTTTGCAAGCAGGCACCATGTTCCAGCGTGCAAAATGAGGGCCGCCCTTGCTTTTAGGAACGATGTGGTCGATGGTTAGCTTCTCATTCCATCGCCCGCAATAAGCGCACGCGGACTGCCCTAGCGGGCCGCGAAGCGGATAGTCATCGAAGATAGATTTCCTGAAGCGTCGTGTGGCGTCCGACTTACGTAATTCAATGAGGCCAGTGATGTAATCATCGGGCTCATACGCCACAAACATGACGTTATCTTCAGTTGGCTGACACTAATCTATCGTCTGAATTTGAACACTGAGACAGTGCTATGATTTAGAAAAATGCCGCAAAGCGAGCAGTGAAAGAAGGCTTGGCAAACTTTGTGGCGACAGTCACCGCTGGCATGCTATTAGCATCTGGCGGAATGCTGATTGCCGTAGGTAATCAACAAATTCGCATTACAACGCAAGTCGAAGCGATAACAAAAAATCTTGACACCCTCACCGAGAACGTGCAACAGTTGGAAGCACGGGTGAGAAGCTTAGAAATTCGTCGCTAGGCTAAAGCAAACTCTCTCGGAGAATTTCAATGGCAGGTATTGAGTGGTTCGTCATCGGTGGCATTATCGTCGCTGCTATTGACCAAATTATTGAAAAGACTCCCTACAAGGAGAACAACGTGCTTCAGCTTGTCATGACAGGCCTGAAGGCAGTGTTCCGCGTTAAGGGCTGAGGCCATGTGGCCCAGTAATCGAGCATTCTGGGACGAATGCTTCCAGATTGCTCGTAAGTGTGGCGCAAAATATCCTGAACTTGCGGCAGCTCAATGTTGCCTAGAGAGCGGATTTGGCAAGCACACTTCGGGCAAACATAACTACCTAGGCCTGAAAGGAAGTGGGACTAGCACTACCACTCAGGAATGGTACGACGGTCAATGGGTGACGATCAAGGCGGGATTTATTGATTTTCCTAGCCTTGCCGCATGCATTGAATATCTTGTCACGCGCTGGTACAAAGACTATCGGCATTTCAAGGGCGTCAATCGCGCCCCTAATCGTTACACCGCAGCACGAATGCTTAAGGAGCAGTCGTATGCTACGGATCCAAATTATCCTGCTAAATTATCGCGACTGATGAAGGAATACGCTCCTGAATCAACTCGCACGTCTCCCATGATTGGTCCCAAGAAGTCTGTCCGTGAATTTGGCTTTAAGCCTGGTGATCATCACATCGTCGTCAATGACGTTGTAGAAACGGCCAAGTGTTTTAATTCCGAAGGGAAGCTCCTGTGGGAGCTTCCTGCCCTGGCGCGAGGTCAAGCTAGCGACTATGAATGGAAGCTGCGCAATACTGACACACCACCTGGTCTCTACAAAGTGGGCACTGTCTACCGTGATTACGAAATCAATGGTGACAAGCCTGCCTTTGATCGCACGCTCATGGCCTATGGCTGGTACAGTCTCGATCTAATCGACCTAGAGGGCCAGGAGCGCGACAATGGACGGGCAGGAATCATGCTGCACGGCGGTGGCGGTGGTAATGGCTGGCCAGGTGCTTGGGCGCCCATGCAGCCCCTTCTGGCTACGCATGGTTGCGTTCGCATGCACAACGCCCATCTGCGTGATTTTGTGATGCCGCTTCTGAAAAGCGGCAGCATCTTCATTAGCGTCTACCAAGAAGGATGACCTTTGAGAGCTGGCTAAACGCTCTTATTTATGAGCTGGGCCTTCTTCTGGTCCAGTTTCGTCCTTCTTTGGCAACCAATCCTTTCCTTAAACGTCTAATGAACTGGTGCCGCCCTGACTGGGTGGAATGGAAGACGGCCAACACACTAGATGCCGTTGATAAACAAGCGAAGGTTTTGGTGGAACAATGGGAGGCGGAACATCGTACTGACGTTTCCGAGAAGCTGGCTACGAAAGCGCAAGAGCTGTTCCCAGAAGCAAAAATAACGCCACTACCCAACGCAACGGTGCCATCTGTGATGATTGAGCACAAGGCTCCTGATCATGCAAGTGACGCGGTAAGGGCATTAGGCGGCGAAATGAGAATTACGTGGACTCTCGATGGGGAGCCTCCTCAAACCCCCTCGCGATGAGATTGTGAATGTCCATGTAGCCGCAGTCCATGCCATCTACATAAGCATCACCATTAAAACCAAACACTTCATAAAGAACATGGCGATAGGATCCATGTTCAATTACATCCCCTTGATGGATGCGCCGACACACGCTACGGAACGCCCGTAGGCGCTCCTCATAAGGCAACGCATTCCACCATTCGTAATCCTCAAGCGCTAGTTGCTTAGTGCGCTCCTGGACAGTTTGACGCAGTTCTTCTAGGGCTCTGTCTTGCCGCTCTCCTCGGAAGAATGCATAGAGTCGCTTGGCAAAGGAAGGTTTAGACGTGCCGCCAAATAGCGCCATTCGTTCAGCTCTTTCTGGTGGTAATCAATCCAAGACATTATGGCGTCACAAAGCGCTTCGTGAGCAGCCTCTGCTCCGCCATCAGTGATGAATTCATGCAGACTATCGGAGATGACATCAACATGCTGCTGCCGCCAATCACTGCTCATCTTCGGCAACGAAATCATCGCTGGACAATGCGAAATAGGCCGTCAGCATAGAAGGCCAACACAGCCCAGCCCACCACCATTGAGATAATGCCAGCATTGCGATGACATCTAGGCTGCGGACGAACAGAGATTCGCTGACTACAGCTCCGGTCGGTGGGATGTTGGCGCTGTAGACCACGGCCTGACTCCTACTTTGTAATCAGTTTATCCGCATTAGTCGGGGACACTACGAGGGCGGCTCAAGGTATCGCTGCCGCGAGATCGCTCATCAGCGTGGTGACACGAGTATCGAGGAGAGCAAGGTCTAGTGCTTCGCCGATGGAGTAGAAGGCGATGCGGGCGTCACTAAAACTCCCAGGTCGGCCAATCACACCGATTGAAGCCACTGGCTGAGAAGCCGATGAGACGCTGCCTTCAGTGTAATTTATAGAGGCAGTCCTTAAAGTGTAAGAGATCGACTGGGCTCTCGACATGCCCAAAAAGCCTGTGGCAGTAGATCTAAGCCCACCATTGGCGCCTCTGTTT